ACGGCCGACGGACACCAGATACGCACCGCAAGCGGCAACACCATCCGCACGCTCGACAACTCGATGAAGGTGACGGTATTGGTGACACAGCTGGCGACAACAAAACGCCTGATGGTAACAGCACAGGATCATATCGTATGCACCGCCAGCGGTAATATAGTGAGAATAGCAAACAATTAGTAATAACCCTTTAATATTAAAGATTATGGCAAACGGAACATTTGACATTATTCAGACGGATGCGCAACTGCAAGCCATCCTGAACAAAATCCAGCCGCTGGTGACTACGGGTAGCACCGCACCTCTCGGCTTTGGTTACGGAGTGTGCGAGACCGCTGGTGCAACAGCAGCCAAGACGGTAAGCATGACCAACACCGTATTGACTCCCGGCGGTATTATCGCCGTCAACTTCGTGAACGCTTTCACCGCCAGCAGCCCCACGCTCAGCGTTAACGGCTCGGCAGCAAAGGCCATCAAGCTCTACGGCAACGCAATGCCTATGGGAAAAGTGCACGCCAACACCATCCTGGTGATGCACTACGACGGCACCCAGTTCAATGTGATCGGCATTCTCTCGCAGACCTCCGCAGCCCCCACCGGATTCGTCGATATGGCACTGCCCAGCGGCTTGCTCTGGTGCGAGCACAACGTGGGCGCAACCACTCCATACGAGCACGGCTTGTACTTCAGCTGGGGTAACGTTATCGGCCACGCCGAGGGCAGCGGCTATGACTTCAGCGACGCGGTATATGCCGAGACTCCAGGTGCGGCTCTCACTGGCAACGTGCCTGTAAACGGCACTTACGACTTGGCTCGTCACAACATGGGCGCACCATGTAGGCTTCCAACAGTTGGCGAGTTCCAAGAGCTGAACAGCAACTGCGACTCCGAGTGGACCGATGAGGATGGCGTTGCAGGACGTCGCTTCACATCGCGTATCAACGGCAACTCTATTTTCTTCCCGGCTTCGGGCTACTACAATGGTACTTCGCTCAACTACCGTGGTTCGAGCGGCTTCTATTGGAGTTCGTCTTACTACTCGGCGACGGGCGCATACGACTTGGACTTCGACTCGAGCGGTGTGTATCCAGCGAGCCTCAACTACCGGCGCCTTGGTTTTACGGCGAGGGCTGTTCAGTAAATTGCCCTACTCATTTTTGCGCTTTGCGCCACAAACCAGGCGCGGCCACAAGCCGCGCCGTGGCGCAAAGAGTAAAAATGAATCTCTCACGGCGAGTTCCGACGCTTTCGCGTCGGGGCTTCCATATAATATTTTTATTATTTATCATACAATTAAACAACAAGAAAAATCATGCTAATAGTTCCCGCTCTCGAATACGAGAAGCAACGCCAGGACCACACTTCCTGGAATAAAGTAATACTACACCGCGAGGGTAAATTCTATCGAGTTTATGAATGGAGTCTGTGGCTCGTCAAAACCATAGTCTGCACCGAGGAGTTCCAGAAGCAGCGCGGCGATGACAAGATGCTTTCGGCTAAGCGTTACGTCGGCAAGAAGACTGGCGAGTATGCCATGTCGGGATTCCCCGTCGAGAGTCTGTCGAAGTATATCCCCGAGTATCAGAGCGTGCGCCCGATGGAGGGTGGCGACGATCTGGAGGTGACTATTAACATGCCGCTAAAGGGCGACGAGAAATACGAGGAGTTATTCGCTGCCTTCAACGAATGGAAACAGAAGCTGGAAATGTACGAGCCCGACGAGAAGAAAGGCGGCAAAGGTAAGGACGCGAAACCTCGCGGCGGAGCATTCGCTATCGTTCAGCGCCTGCTGTCCTATCCTGTCGAGAAGAAATCCTCGGCCGAAAATGTGGAATTTATCAGCGAGCTCAAAGAGTTGGCCGCTGAACTATTATAAATATATCGTTGTTTCATCTTATTGGCACAATCGGGCTGTTCAGGGCAATTACATAGGTCATCCGTCAGGCTGCTGCAAACGGAGCAGCGGCAGGAAAGAAAAGAGCGACCGCCAGCGGCTTTCAATGTTCAAGGATTCTGCCGGAGACGGGTCCGAAAGGTGGTGATCGTTAGGTTGGATATTTTCTTCCCGGCTTCGGGCAACTACAATGGTACTTCGCTCAACAACCGTGGTTCGAACGGCAACTATTGGAGTTCGTCTTACAACTCGGCGACGAACGCATACAACTTGAACTTCAACTCGAGCAATGTGAATCCAGCGAACAACAACAACCGGCGCTATGGTTTTACGGCGAGGGCTGTTCAGCATTTACCATGTGCAGCACAACAATAAGAACAACGAGAGGACACCCCGATGAAGCACCCCAAGAGGACGATATGGCAATGAAGTTGACAAGAGAGCAGCTGCTGATAGACCTGTATGCGGCATGGCACATGGCACGCCGACACAAGGTGACGAAGCACTACGTGCGCGTGTTCGACCGCCACACCGACCGCAATATACAAGCCATCTGCGATGCACTCTACACGCGCGACTACCACCCAGAACCCTCGAGCTGCTTCATCGTGGACCGTCCGAAAAAGCGCGAGGTTTTCGCTGCGCAATTTGCTGACCGCGTGGTTCACCACTACTACTATAACCAGACACACCGAATCTATGAGCGAACATTTATCGAAGACTCGTATAGTTGTATTCAGGGCCGTGGCACTCACTACGGCATCGAGCGACTGAAGCAACACATCAAGAGCGAGAGTGACAACTATCACAAGCAATGCTGGGTGCTGAGTATCGACATCCGTGGCTACTTTATGCACATCGACCGCAAGATATTGCTCGAAATAGCCACCGACACACTGCAACGCATGGCCACGCATAAGGTGGAACCAGGCAGCCCGCAGACGTGGGCAGATGTTGTGGATATAGACTTCTTGTGTTGGTTGACGGAACAGATTGTGATGATCGATCCGAAGACATCGTGCAAGGTGGTGGGACGACCCGAGGAGTGGATCGGGCTTGACTACAACAAATCGCTATTCCATACACCCGAGGGCTGCGGATTGCCCATTGGTAATCTGACGAGCCAGCTGCTGAGCAATGTATATCTTAACGAGTTCGACCAATACTGCAAGCGGGTGCTGAAGTGCCGGCATTATGGCCGATACGTGGACGACGCCTACGTGGTGAGCGCCGACAAGCAGTGGCTGCTCGACTTGGTGCCGCAGATGGATGAGTATCTGCAAGAGCGACTGCACCTGGAGATACATCGCGGCAAGACACACCTGCATCAAGCACGACATGGTGCGGAATTTCTTGGCGGTTTTATATTGCCGGGGCGAACATATATGAGCCACGCTGCCGTGAGGCGATTGCGACAGAACGTGGACAACCTGAAGGGTAGCGGACCTGCAAAACTATACCGCAGCATCAACTCGATGCTCGGCGTGATGAGTCACTTCGATAATTATCACCTGTGTCGCGAGCTGTTCTGCGTCGAGCCGTTTCTGAAGCACGGATATTTTAGCGACGACATGACGAAATACTACCTTAACCGAAAGTAAACCCCACACACAAAAACGCCCGCTTGTTAGATAATGTTTCATTTAACAAGCAAGAATCATGGCAAACAACAAGTATTGCGGCAATGTGGCTGACTTCCAGCCTGTATCAGAAGACCAGAGCCGCGTGGTCATCATGTACGGACTGAACCCCACCGAGGGTGAGATGGCCGAGTGGCGTCAGATTGAGTTCTACAAGAAGCAGGGCAAACCCAGCTTTGAGCAGGTGAAGGCAGCCATCATCGCCGACATCAACGAGCGCGTGAAGGCGCTGATCATCGGCGGATTCGTTTGGAACGGCAAGAGCGTATGGCTCTCTGAGGAGAACCAGATGAACTTTGCCCAGGCTGTATGCCCCGTCACACTGAAGATTGGCGAGCAGGCCGACGGCACACCTATCTACCAGGAGTTCGCCACTCAGGAGGAGATTCAGACATTCACAGCCGCTTGCGTGGCTTGGAAGCAGCAGTGTCTCTCAGCTGGTTGGGCCGAGAAGGACGGCATGGACTGGGCACCTTACGAGCAGGCGCTGAACCCTCAGCCCGAGCCAGAGCCAGAGCCCGAGCCCAAGAGCACTAAGAAGAGCAAGAAGTAACCACCCAAACCCCGACAATTATGGCAACACTGAAAGGACAAAATCTGCGACTCATAGTGAACGGCAAGCCGATAGCTGCTGCTCTGGAGTGTCAGCTGCATGTGGCCCTGAGCGTCCAGCCCATGTCGACAAAGGACGACGAAGGAGGATGGACGAAGAACGTGGCCGTGGCGCTGAACTGGGACGTGAGGGCTCAGGGAGTGGTGGCCAACGACCCGCTGGACACCGGCGCTGTTGACTGCCCATCGCTGATGGACTACATCGGCTCGATAGTGCGCATAGAGATGGCAGTGACAAGTGGCGAAAAAAATCGCGAGCAGGGCAAGGTGTTGGTAGCTGGCGACGCGATACTGAGCGACGCACAGGTAACGGCACAGAACCGCCAGCGCTCCCTCTTCGACATTCAGATGACGGGTGCACACCAGCTGATGTACGATCTGCGCGAAATCATCACCGCCGACGGGCACAACATTCGCACTGCCGACGGTCACATAGTTTTAGCACCGCACGAAGTTTCATAACTATGGTAAGAGGATTTAACATTGGTATGCGTTCGCACCGGGTGGCTATCTTGAACAAGGTAGCCCCCGCTGAGAAGGCATTCGGAGAGAAGACAGGCTACCGATACGATGGCACGCTGTGGTCATCGTATGAATTTGCGAAGGGCACCAAGGCGCTGCGCGAGGGCTCGCTTGATGCCTACGACTCGGTAATATTCCGCATGAACTTCAGCGGCGAGGTAGCCAAGAAGATAACCCGCGAGAGTCTGGTGGAGTGCGACGGCAAAATCTATCAGATACAGAGTCTGAACGAGGACCACCGCGACAACAAGATCATCATCCGCGCCACGGAGATGACCACCCAGGTGAACATCATCCCCAAACCCGAGCCAGAACTATCGAGTAGCGAAATTTAAAACCCAAAGAAACTATGACACAGAAGAAGAGACAAGTAGCAATCGTGCACTACAACACGCCCGAACTGACCGAGGCCGCAA